GTTTCCCAGTCACGATCCTTGGGGGGAACGTATAATTTCTTAAAATTCCTATGTTCCATGTATAATATAGACAATGAGTGAAACTGTTGTAAAAAAGAAGCCAGTAAGTAGAAAACGAGTGGGGAAAAAGTCGGGGAAACTAGAGGAGAAAAACCCTATTATTCTGGCTGAGAAAGGTACAGAGGGTAGAGAGCTATATTTGCAGTGGGCTGCTATCCCTGCCTCTCTTAGAAATGCTGACAAGACAGTGCTTAAAAAGATGGGCTATGACATTGAGGATGAGGAGTTCATGAAGCTTATTGCCATTAGGACTAAAGGAAAGTTCTGTGAGGAGTTTGGCTATAACAAGAACATGCCTGCTCGTTGGGAGAAAGACCCTGAGTTCATTGACCGTATGAATGAGATTGCTCACAATTCTCATGTCATGAGGTTTAAGAAAGATATTGATTTCTCGTTTACTCAGAAGACTCTTAGACATGGTGATGCTCAACGGCAGAAGCTTTGGAAGCAGCTTTATGAAGGCTGGTCAGAGAAGACAGAGAATGTGAATGTGAACTTGAATATGACACCAGCTGACATTGTGGCTCAGATTGAGGCTAGAAATAAGGATATTAGAGGGGGTTAGTTATCCCCAGGTATATGTTGATTAATGCCTTGAACAAGGTATTATGTAGGTATGGGAGGGCAGAGATGCTCTCCTTTTAGTTACCATTAATATATAGCTTATGAAAAACACAAATCAATATACAACACGATTTGATATGTTTAAGGCTCAAACAGCTTTGTTCTTAAAGATGTCACTTGTAGTTGTTGTGCTGGGTGGTCTTATATACACCTTTGTTGGTAGCAATACCAGCACATATCACAGTGAGAACACTCACACTGTAGAGATTAAAGAAGTTGAAGTACCTAAAGATGCACTGCAACTAGAGATTGATGCTGCAATTGCTTCTAGCTCTGAGATTATTGAGGCAGCAGCTAACAAGGCAGCTCAAGATAAGCGTGACCAGATGGAGGCTGACATTGCCCTTGAGGTTATCGCTAAGTATAAGTCAGAAAGCCTGGATACTCTTGAGGCCGAGTACAAAGAGAAGGCAGTAGATTATTGAAAGGATAAAGGGCATGTGGTTGCTCTCATTCGTGAGACCTTCCCAGATGACCCAAGAATGGTGCCAACTCTCAAAGGAGAGAGTGGCTGGAAGCAGTGGTATGCAGATGGCCGTGTAGTACGTGGGATTGTAAACTCACGCGACACAGGTGTGTGCCAGATTAACTTAGATTATTGGGGTGCTGAAGCTCGGGCTATGGGCTTAGATATTGAAAATAGCATTACAGATAACATGCAAATGTGTCGCTATATCTATGACCAGCAGGGTATTACAGCGTGGCATTATTGGAACAATCACTTGGCATACGCTTGGTAGTGTATAACTAACTTGACAATAATCCCTTATATAAGGTATAATATAGGTATGGCAAATAAAAAGAGGAAGAATAAAGGGTTACCCGCTGGCATGGGTTTAGCCTTAGAACTGGGGACCGCTGCGCTTGTTTCATTGTATTTGAGTGCAGAAGACAAAGGTGATGCCATTGTAGAAGACTTCAAGATGTACACACAAAATGAGCATGGCTGCTTTGCTGTCTCTGTGGAGCGTATCACTGAGGAGCAGTTTAAAACTGAATCAGTGGCGCGCAAGACAATGACGGTTGATGGGCGTCCTGCTGATGAGGTTATTCAGGAAGATGAGGAAGGAGAAGGGTGTGGGGATATTAACAGTAACTTTGGGTAAAATGTCTCAGGATAATATTGCTGCTTTCTTTGGAGCTGTTATTTCAGACGAAGAAGCCGATTACTTAGTTGGTCTGACTCAGACATTAGCAAAAGTCATGAAAGAAGTGGCTAAGTTTGACCCAGAAACAGGAGAGATTACAAATGAGGCGGAGCTTGATAATCACCCAGCAGTCCAAGGCACAGTGCATGTGCTAGAGAAAAAAGGACTAGATGCTGGTAAGTTAGATATTCTCGGGTTCCCACATTTGGCATTCATTATGAGGAGAGTTAAAGAGTAAATATTATGAAAACAAATTCATCATTGCCAGTTATTCTGGCCCTAGTCACAGCAGTGTTAGTATTTATCAGTATTATAGTATTGTGGCCAAAAACTCCAGCAGAAACACAAGTACTAGAAACAACATCATTTACTGATCGTGAAGGAGTTCGCTGGTGCTTGACTCAGTTCTTGCCAAGTGATGGTGGCATTATTGCCCAGCCTGAAGCTGGTAGCTATGAGTACATCGTTATTGGCACAATTGAGGGCGTAGAAGTTTATCAGGAATGTGCAAAATTAGAGTAAATTTATGGAACAAAATAAATGGGATATGTTTTGGGCGGGCTTCTTTGTAGGCTTGTTCTTGGCAGGGATAATTTGCCTGCTATGGTAGGTATTGTAAAAGACCCAAATTTTCAACCGCCCTTGAAAGTGGGTGATTCAGTACGCAAACCAAAAGGCTACAGATTTGATTCTGTAGTCATTGGTGTGAATAAAACAACAGAAGGGAAGATCAGAATTGATGCCCAGATTGATGCAAGTGAATTTAGAAAGAGACTGGACTTCTTGATTGGAGCTGGGCTTATTGAGGTGAGTAATGAGGCTATCAAGGCTGAGCTTTATCAGATGGTTAGTAACTGCGATGGGATGATTCATATCTTTAGCCTTGAGCAGTTAGAGAAACGAGTATGAGTTGTCCTCACTGTGATGATGCACAAGAGAATCTTGGTTCAGCTTTTTACCGTTGGGGTAAGGCCAATATTGAAGTGAATGGCTGTGATGAACACCTTCAACAAGTATTCAGTGCTTTAGATTTTGCTAGAGAGCAAGGCATTAAGCCAGATAGTTTTCTTACCCCAAGAACTATTTTTAGAGTTAAGAAAGACATATGAGCAGAGTTTTGTTAGATGCAGAAGACTTCCAAACCTTAGTCACTGGTGGTATTCTGGAGCAGAATGGAGTCCAGGTAGCCTTGAAGGATATAGGCTACTATGAGATGGGCAGAATTTTAGGAGAGGCAATAGAAAATTTAAAATGAAATGTAGAAAAGGTCATGATATTAACCTAGCCAGACAGGTTCTGGAGTGGGAAAAAGATTATGGTGAGGATATGTCAGTAGAAGGGGCAATGCTGATGATTGAGTGTGAGGAGTGTGAAGCTCAAGTGGCAGTGCTCTATGTTGACCCAGCTGACGAATTTGAAGAAGTAGACAGTCCACTTGGACCAGTAGAGATGCCTAAATTTGATATAAAAGAGCCACCATGTCTGCATGATGGTTGCCAAGAGTGTGGAGGGACTGGAGTTAAAAGGAATGGCAAGGAGATGTGTGTTCACATGATTAGCTGTCCTTGCCCTAAATGCACAGCAACAATGTAGCTATGAAACTTTGGATAGATGACATAAGACCAGCTCCTGATGAGAGTTGGACTATAGCCAGAACTGTAACCAGTGCTATTAATTTTATTCACAGATACCGAAAAGAATTAGAGGTAGTGTCTTTTGACCATGATATTTCATATCAAATCCAAGTAGGAGAGCTTTCAAGGCCATACCCAAGTCCAGAGACTTTTGTACCAGCAGCTCAGTTTTTAGCTGTAGCTTACTCTCATACTGAATTTAAAGAGAGGCCAAAGGTTCATATTCACACAGCTAACCCAGTAGGTAAGGATGCATTGGTAGACACTTTGGCAGCTGGTTTTGATGTGGCTGTTAACATGATGGGGGTTGCAAACAGACTTGAACAAGAAGTATAATTATGGTCTGGCTGGGATGTTCGTCAGCAAATCGTGCTTTCCTTGCAAGGAGCATGAAGCAACGGCATTGTGGTCAGAATGGGCTAGACAGGTTTTGACTGTTATTTGAAAGTTGCATATTGATGACGCTGGAGAGCGTAAAACTTAGACATAAAATAAAAGCTGAAAAAGCAATCGCCAGTCCGTACCAAGCGTACTTTGGACTAAATTCTTCTGTAGCCTTGGCATAGCTGCAGCGGTGACTATGTGCCTGCAGCCGGGGCAGCGCCGAGCATAGTTATTGGAATATCAGGCGCAGCTTGCTCATTAACAGCGCGGAGAGTGCTGGGACATGCGTGAGTCTTCCTCAACAATTGATAACGTAGAAAAATCGTCTCTCGGGATGTACAGGGTGGAGTCTGTCTTCCCACCACATTTCATCGCTAAAATATGTGATAATGAGAGTATCAGGACGCGAGTTCAATTCTCGCCTAGTCCACTTTTATGCTTGAAAACAAGCTCGCAGACAAACTGTGGAGGATGCATAACCTCTACTATATTCAGACAAAAGATTCCAAGTTAATCCCAATGCCCCTTAATAATGCTCAGCGTGATTACTTGAGCAAGAGGGGCACCAGGAACTATATTCTCAAAGCCCGTCAGTTGGGCTTTTCTACACTAGGACTGATTGATCTTTTAGATGAGACTATCTATAACAAAAACGTCAACTCTGCTGTGATCTGTCATGAGAAGCAGAAAGTGATTAAGTTGTTTGAGATCATTAAGCGTGCTTATGAGCATTTACCTGATGACTCAAGGCTTAAACCTAGAGTTAGTATTGAGAACAGAAACGAACTTTACTTTCCAGATATTGGCTCTAAGATTTACGTGACTATGGATACTCGTGGAGAAACTGTGCATAACCTGCATGTTTCAGAGTTGGCTTTTATTTCTAACTCAGAGCAAAGACTGGCCGCTACACTTGAGTCTGTGCCAAAGGGGGGGAGGATTACTTATGAGACCACAGCAAATGGAATGGCAAACTATGCTTTTACAGAGTGGAATGACCCGCATAGTGAGTACCACAAGTTCTTTTATAACTGGCTTTGGGATGACGATTATAGACTATCTACTGATAAGACCAGGGAGCAGCTAGAAGATGAGTACAGGGCGCTGGCGATTGAGTATGAGCTGATTGAGGACGCGCCTGATCGGTATGGCTTAGATGATGAACAGTTGGCTTTTTATATTTCTAAGGTGCGTCGGCACAGAAAGTTAGTTCTTCAGGAGTACCCGTTTAATGACACAGAGGCGTTTATTGCTTCAGGCTTGGGTGTGTTTGCTGCCTCTGATCTTGGAAAGCATGAGCCAATTGAAGCTACTGAAAGAAAGTGGACTGATTGTTTAATTTGGGAGAAGCCCCTGCAAGGATTCAAGTATGTAGTGGGTGTAGACAGTTCTGAAGGATTAGGCCAAGATAATGCGGTAATTCAGGTGCTGAATGCCAGCACTGGTTTCCAAGCTGCAGAGTTCGCTAGTCCTAATGTGCCGCCAGATCAGTTGGCTAGTTATGTGCTCAGTATTGCCAAATGGTATAACAATGCTCTAATTGTTCCTGAGATCAACAGCTCTGGTATTTCATTAGTTGACCACTTAAAGACAAAGTACGTTAATATTTATAAAAGAGAAGTCTTTGATAAACGAGCTAAAGAGACACGGGAAGTACTGGGCTGGAGGACAACAGCAACAACTAAGCCAATTTTAGTGCATGACCTTGAAGAAGCTGTCCGTGAGGAGGATATTCAGATTAACTCCAAAGAGACATTGGCCGAAATGCAGACCTTTGTCCGTACTACAGAGTCAGGATTGCAAGGCTATGGGGCTGAAGGCACTAATAAAGATGACCGTGTGATTGCGCTCGGTTTGGCTTTGCAGGGTATTAAGTGGCAACCACGAATGAAGAAGCCAGAGTCAGTCGCTCAACAGAAGTTAAGGGAATACATTGAAAAGAAGAACCTATCAAAGCAGTTTGGTGAGGAGAAGGCTACCAATATTCTTAAGCAACGTCAGCAGAGATACAAAATTAGAGGTCAAAGTCAAAGATAGGGTGTTGATAATCCACACAGGGGGGTTGCTTGAAGTTATTAAAAAGGTGTTATTATAAGTAGAACATGGCAGAGAAAAATTTG